AACCGATCGACCCCGTCGTGTCGAGGATGCGACCGTCCGTGCGCCAGATGGCCCGGAACGTCACGAGATCGGTGTTGAACGCGTAGTCGTCGGAACGCTCGAAGCGGAGACCGCCGACGTCACGGATGAAGTACGTGCTGAAGTCGCCGAACGCGATCGACGTCGCTGACGTGGCGCAGTCCGCCATGTTCGGGTCGGTCACGTACGGACGGTCGAGCAGCGTGTTCGGGGCGCCGTACTGAAGCCCCGGACCCCACAGGAACTGCCCTGTGGTCGCCTTCAGCTCCCGGATGTTCTTCAGCGCGTTGTCCGACATGAACCACTCGGCGTTCACCCGGTACGGCGGCGAAACCTTGTGGTAGATGTCGAAGATCTCCGTGCTGACCGGGATGCCGGACTGGCCGGTCCCGCCCGTCACCTTCGCGACCGTCCCAGCACCGACGGAGCTGTTCAGGAACCCGGCCGGCTTGGACGAGCCGGAGCCGGTGACGAAGTCGGCGCCCATACCGTCGCCGAGGCGGCGGCCGATGATCGACGCGAGGTAGCCGAGCAGGTCGACCTGGGTGTCCGTCAACAGTTCGCGGCTCACCTGGATCAGCTGCGCGTACTTGTATGCGTTCAGCGTCGCCTGGCCGAACGTCGGATCGGAGGTGCCGATCGCCGCGGCCTCCGCCACGATCGTGCCGGCGGACGGGTGCGCCGTCGTCTTCGGCAGGATCAGCCCTTCGCCGCTGTCGGTGTTGAGGACGGTTGCGCGGGTCTGGCGGACCGCCGAGTGCCAGACGAGGTGCTGGTACAGCTGCCGCCGAAATGACGTGTTGAACGTCGCGCCGCCGGCGCCGGCCGTCGCCTCCTGCAACGTGCGGGCCTCGATCGAGTTGAACTTGAACTCGTTCGGGTTGATCGCCCGGAGCGTCAGGTCGAACGCGCGGCCGTTGTTGGTGTTGCCCTGCGCCTCGCCCTTGAAGAACTGGAGGAGCCGCTGCTCCTCGTCCATCTCCGGCGTCGGGGTGACCAGGTTCGGGCGGACGAACCGCTCGGCCTGTGCGCGGGCCTCGTCGGCCTGCTTCTCCGCCTCTTCACGCTCGGCGATGAGCTTCAGGCGGCTGTCGATCCTGTCGAGGTCCTGGTGAACGCGATCCTTGTACTCGCGGTCCTCCTGGGTGAGCTCGCCGCGCTCCTCGGCCTCGCCGAGCTTGTGCTTCAGCTCTTCCCAGGCGCGTGCGCGCTCCTCGACGAGGTTCTGCTTTACCTCGTTGGGCTCCATTGGGGAGTCCTTTCTCTGTTGTGTGGTTTGCGCGCCACGCTCCGCGGCCTCAAGGGGTCGGAGCCCGCCACGACCGGCCCGCCGCTTTAGCGAGTGGTGTGGGTGACTGTCCGAGGTGCTACGTGCGCTTTATTCGCCTTCCAGCGCTTCGCTGGCAGACAAAGTGTTGAGCGACTCGAGGACTTCTTGCATCTGGAGGCAGTCGTCCTCGTCGTCGGGTCCGCAGGCTGCGATGTACTGCTGCCCGAGGAGGTTCATTTGGTCGAGAAGCTGCTGCTGCGCCGACGCGACGTCGACGACGGCGGGCGCGCGCTCCTCAACTTCATCCGGAAGCCCGAACCGCTGGCCGATCAGCCAGATCTGCTCACGGAAGAGCTCGAGCTCGCCGTCATTGCGCTTCGCGGGCTCTTCGGGCTCCGGTTCGGCCTCTTCAACGATTCCGTCGGTGATGAGCGAACGGATTTCGCCGCTGACGAGCGCCTCAGCGACCACGACAGGGTCGAGTTGACGGGTTTCGGCGAGTAGTTGGACGGCGCCGCGGCTCATCGTGGTCGCGTCCGGGTACGCCGGGAACGTGACCGGGCCGACGTCGATCAGCTCGACGTCCTTCAATGTCCGCAAAACAGGGTCTTCAGCGAACTCCCAGGCGTCCTCGAGGGTGCGGAAGCTGAAGCTGGAGCCGTCCCAGTCGCCCCGCTCGACCTTCGCGAGGGCACGTTGCCCGTCCGGGTCCTGCATGTTGACGTCGATTTCGTACTGGAGCCCGTTCGTGTCGGTTCCGAGACGCAAACTCGCGCTCGTTGAGCGGCCGAGGAGCCAGTTCGGGTCGTGGTTCCCGAGTGCGCGCACGTCGGCGGTCTGCAGCGTTCTGTTGAAGCTGCCGGGGTGGATCTGCTCGACGAAGCCGCCGAGGTTGTGGCTGCGCTTGTTGAACACGGCTGCGTAGCCGGCGATCATCGGCTTCCCGTTGCTCGCAGCGCGGATCTCGCACTCGCCCCGGGAAAAGCGGCGTTCCAACATCACTTTTCCGTCCTTTCCGGGGGCTTGACATGAGTGTTAGGCCCGCCCCGTCGACCAGGTAGCGACTCCCGGCGCTCGCGCACGGTTTGGGCAACCGTCCGCTGCCCCCGTAAGGACAGTTGCGGCTCATTCACGGCGAGGCGTGTGAGCCGGACGGGTGCTGGTTTGCAGAGCGCGGCTAAGCGATGCAGCCAGCGGTGCATCTTTGAGGAAAGCTATTCACCGGTCGTTTTGCCGCTGACCGTCTGCGAACCTTCATCAGGCGACTCGCCAGGAACACTCGGCGGCGGACCGCCGATCTGCGGCGGCCGGGGCTCGCCGATTTCGATCATGTTCGCCGGCATCCAGTACTTCTCGCCCGCTCCGTCCGGCAGCGGGGACGGCAGCCCTTCCTGCGCGGAGATGGTGTCGCCGTTCAGCCAGCCGTGGATCCGGCCGGAGGCGTAGTAGTCGGCGCGTGCTTTCGCGTCGCCGCGCATCAGGCTTGTCATGTCGAACCGGGTGAACGCGTCCGGCTGGAACAAAAGGAGGTTGCGGTTGTACGCCTGCTCCAACCGTTCGATCCAGGGGCGGATGGTGTAGTTCGCGAACGCGATGTTGTTCTGCTCCATCCCGGAACCCCACGACGTTGTCCGTTCCATGTCACCGACGAGATGCGGCGGGACACGGAACCAGCGGGCGATCTCCAGCACGCTGAAGTTGCGGCTCTCGAGGAACTGCGCCTGCTCCGGCGTAATCGTGATCTGCTTGAACGACGCACCGCCCGTCAAAACAGGCGGGATCCCAACGTTGCGCCAGCCGCCCGAGAGCTTCGCGAAGTCCTCTTTCAGCTCCTTCGCCTGATCCGGCTGGAGATCGTCCGGATACTCGATGACGCCGGAGCTCGTCATGCCCTGCCGGTAGAACTGGGCGCCCATCGCCTGCGACGCGATCGCCGACCCGATCATCTCCCGCGCGATCTCCAACGGCGGCACACCGATCAGGTAGCCCGGCTGCGCGAACGCGATCGTGTGGAACATGTCGAGCGGGCCGAGACGGATGTGGTCTTTGAAGTCGTCCGGCGGTGTCAGCGCGATCGGCCCGACCGCGTGCTGCGGGTAGACGTAGTAGACGAGCCTGCGCCGGCCGCCGACCGTTTCGCGGCGCGGGATCACCACACGCGGGTCGACGTTCCACACCTCGGTCACGTTCCCGGCCGCGTCACGCGGCGTGTACACGTAGCTTGTGCCAGCCATCAGCAGCGAAACGAGCTGCTGGAACACCCACTCGAACCGGGTCTGCTCCTCGTTCGGCTGCACCAGCCACCTGGGCGGCGGATTCAGGGGTTCCCGGTCGTGCTCGCCGACACGGTTGAACGCCTGCAACGGCATCGCCGCGACCGCATCAGCGATCAGCGACACACAAGCCCACACAGTGGCGACGCCGAGTGAGGTGTCGCGGTTGACGGTGACGTCGGCGCGGGTTCCGAACGGGGTGTCGTTGCCGGCGGCCCATTGGCCCCAGTACGCCTCGTTGGTGATCGCGCGGTGCTGGTCTTGTTTGCGGGAAAGCCAGGATCCTGGCCTGCGGACGCTGAACAAAGGCTCCCCTTTCGGGCGTTCCTAGACGGCGGCGAGGTCGAGCAGCCGCGGCGCGGGACGCCGCAACGTCTGCGACCCCCAGAACGCCAAGGTGGCGGCGACAAGAGGGGAGATGTCAACCGTCGAAGTCTTCCGTGACCACGCCCACGCGTCCCCAAGGGGACGTTTCTGGGCGCCTTTGATCGCAACCGACAGGTTCAACTGGCCGATATGACGCAGTTTCCGCTGCTGAACCGCGTCGAAGAACGACCCGCACGCCTGAGCATGCTCTTTCGCGGTCAAAACCGACACTTTCAGCCCCAAATCCTTCAACTCGGGCAGAAACGACGCCGCCGGCCCGATCCCGTCGCACACAAACCCCACATGGGTGTGTTTCGCGGCCAGATCCGCCAGGCGGGGCACCAACCAGCCGGTGCCGGGCTCCGATTCGACCGTTTCGACGTGATTCAGGCCGTCGGGACGCTTCCCGGCGACCGAAATCGATGCTTTTGACCTGTCCGGGGTGATGTCGAACGCGAACACGACCGGATCAACGGGTTTCGAGTCGATGTCTTTGAGCTCGAGCCAGTCCTTCAGCGCGATAACCGCGTCGCCGTCGGCCAGATCGGGCCAGTCGCCGGCACCCAACCGCTCCACAGCGAACGCCCGTGGACCCATCGCGCTGTTCAACTCGCGGCTGATGAAATCCGGGGTGATCCGGATCCCCATCCCGGGGTTCGCCTGACCCCACAAAACCGGGTCTGCGAGCTGGTCCCCGGTCAAATCCGCCGGGTTATCCGCCTCAACAGACCACTCGAGGAACGCCAGATCGCCGGCGTCGCACGAAAGAGCGCGTTCGCGAAGCCCCGCGAGCACAAGGCCGTGCTCATGGATCGTCTGGTCGACGGCGGAGCCCGTGTACCAGATCTGCGGGTTCGGACGGGTCGACAATGTCGGCATCAGAGCCGCAATAGCGGTGTCCTCAAGGTCCATCGCCTCGTCGAACACGATGCAGTCGGCGGTGAAGCCGCGGCCGCCGCTTTTTGTGCGGGTGCGGAAGCTGATCCGCTGGCCCCTGTTGAGCGTGATGCCTTCCGAACCGTGTGTCCGCGACACCTTCCGGACACGCCGGTCGAACTCCGGCGTCGACTCGACCAGCGCCAGCAAACGTGCGAAATGCTCCTTCGACGTGTCGAACTGGTGCGCCGAATGGATAATCAGCCGCTCGCCGAGCAGAAACAGCCCCGCAAGCTCGCGCGCCTCAAGGATCGACCCTTTGCCGTTCTGCCGGGAAACGACAAGCCCGACCTCGAACGCAGCCCAACGCCCATCCGGCCGCACACCAAGTGACCGCTCGAGCACAAGCTGCTGCCACGGATCGAGAAACAGCCCGGCGCGGGCCGCAAGCTCCGTCGCCTCCTGCCCCAGCGACGAAGTCGCCGGCGGAACGAGCGAAATCCTAGGCTCCTGCACCCCCGACAAGCCGGAGTTTCTTAGCTGCGCGCGCCTCGAGCTGGTCAATGTGATCCTCCCGCGCTTCCGGCGGCACAAGCTCGCGCAACCGGTCAAGGGTGTCGCGCAACTCCTTCGCCGTGTCAGCGAACGGACCCGCCGGCGTCCGCGGATCATCGATCTTCCGCGCCAACGCAACAGCGAGCGCAGGCAGCGACGGCCCCGCGTCGTCGACGCGCTTCCCGAGCGCCTTCAGCTCCGCCGCGACCGCCCTCTCAACCGGCCCGGCCTTCGGCCTACCACTTTCTTGACCAGCGCTTCCGGCCGCTCGTGGCACGATTCTCCCTTCGATGCTCCGGCCCGGTGATCTTCGACCGGTCAAAGTCGTCGTGGCCCAAATCCCAGGGCTCGCCCGGCCGAATCAGCTCGCCACAACGCGCGCAACGAACGGTTCCGCCAGCCACCAGGGCTGCATACGCACGCCGCGTCTTCCGGTAATCCGAACCGTAACCGTTCGCCGCGTTACTGGGCCTGGGCACGAGCTACATTCCTCGCGGACGGAAAAGCTCAG